TTCATCACCCAATCGAAGTTAGTCCAATAACTTTCCTTCTTGGCAATATACTTGATCTCCATTTCATCCGTATCTCCCAATCCACTAATCCGAGGATCTATGGACAACTCTTGTTTTGCGTCAACAGTGAGTTTCTTGGCATTATCTGCTGTATTAGTACTAGCTAAATCACCAATGGGTTGTGGTCGGTACGGAGCCGGAGGATGTGCAAGAACTGGTCTGGAATAACCAAAAGCACTCGCAGCATCTCCTATTGCGGACGCGGCTAATTGAGTGGCTAAGGCGAATGGGCCTATACCAGGAACAGTAGTCAATTTGCCTGCGATTTTTGCCACCACAGCGGCAGGTTTGGAAATTACACCCTCAACACCTTCATATTCATCTCCAGCTTGTGGAGTAATATTGAGAGCATTAGCGTGCGTGGGAGATGCCAGCATGACGTCTTCAGCCCATGCATAACATGTAATCGTTACAAGATCTGTGGCAGGATCTGCTCCATTTACGTGTTTCAAATTTGTCAACGTACGGATGAGAATCAAACCCATATCATTCCAGTCGCCAGCGGGGATACTCATGTAATCTTTATACCAAAAGAACGGCAGATCCATCTCACCACCAGAAGAGGTAGCGGGATCAAGAAAGAGTCTTGGAAATTGTGATAGGGAAACATTATCCTCAAAATTGAGAGTACAATTAACAGAGAGTGCATCGTCATTGTGTAAAGGCTTATATATTGGCATCAATCTTCCGAAAAAGAAAGGGTTACCATTTATCAAGAATTTCACTTTAAGTTTACATCTCATCAAATTGTAATTCGTAATCCTGTTGGACACACGTTTATTTTCAAAGTAAGCTTTCCAGGGATTAAAGGAGTCACAGGCTTCAACACCTGTCGACCAAACTCCTTCAAATACTTTGACGGGTCGAGAAAAGAAAGATCCAAGATCGGCATCAGAAGAATCGTTAATGGTTCTAGTCTCATCTATGGTACTAGGGATAGAAACTGTGGGTTCATCCATAGCGTCCTTAAAATTCATAGTTTCTGCTGTGACAGTAAACCCTGATTGAGGACAAATCGGCGCATCCGCGCCTGACTGGATTATAGTTCCAGTGGACAATTCAAAATTATATGTATTATATATATTATGTGTAGTAATTCAATTTATTTACAAAGGTCTAGGGTCGAATCAAACTCTAGCCAGGTGATATTTACAGTGACTGACGAAATCATCCCTAAAAAGGGGTACGTTACGAAGAACGTGTCTATATACACAAGAGCCTACAATGCCCTCTACAAATATCTACAAAAAGTGGGCGGTTGTGGTAACCAGATATGTACACAATTTTGCTTTCCGTCGGGCCCCAGATTTGAAACTGGAGGCAAGTATTTAGCGACCTTGTCCGAGTCCAAGCTATATTTATTGACCTACCCCAGGTCCGGTTTTACGCGTATTGCTCGTACCAATGCTTTAATCTATCATCAAAAGAGATATTCAATTTTCGAGTCATATGGTCGAGATCGTGTAGGCGCGATATTTCCTTAAGTTTCACGATTTGTTTTCCAAACTCTTTTCGCCCATGGAGAAAGTAGCTATCTGCAGCACCTACAAGGTTTGCAGCACTAACTTCCTCTGGGGAAACAGCTTGGGATCGTACGATAGAACAGAGAGATTTATGTATAGATAACTCATTGAGAGCACCAACATGTCCTCCAAACTCTGGATCTTTACGAAACGATCGTTTGAGATAGTCCACTTCTTTGAAGTTGATATATTTTGTGAACTTGGCAGTTTTCTCTGCCATTGTGATGGTCATATCATGCGCTGCGAGAAAATCGCGCAATGAAATCATGTTAAATTTGGAATACCATCTATTTGCAGAACTAAGTGCATCATCTCCAAAGGTGGATAGGGCAACACATTGTCTGAACGTCTTTTTGACATATGGGTATACATGAAAAAACCCCATTCGGTGAAGCAGAGAATTCACCAGACTGTTAACGTACACAGTCAAACCTTGGCCGGATGGATTTGAGCCAAGAAGCATTAGAAG